GGGGATGGCAGATGCTGCCCTCATCGCAGAGTACGGTCGAAGAGCTCAAGCAAAGGAGTAAGCATGGACTGGGGAAGTTTTAGTCTCGGGTGCGCTTTTGGCGTACTCATTGGAGTGGTCATGGTCTTCGGATACATGATCATGCTGGCTCGTCCGCAGATCAGGGAAGCAGCTCGCAAGGCAAGAGAGGGGAGAAAGGGGTGAGCGAGCGACCGAAGGGTAAGAAATCTCGCTATGACGCGCGAAGGAACAGGACAACCTGCACCTTTGAAGACGGCGATGAGCCGAACCGCTGCAGAGCCCGGAACCGTCAAGGCAAGAGATGCGGCAACCCCAAGGTCGCAGGGCGCACCGTCTGCAGGATGCACGGGGGACACGCCGGCAGACCTCCGACCAGCGGTCGCAGGAGCATGGCTCTGGGCAGACTTCAGGAAGCTTACGAAGAGGCCAAGAATGACCCCACACTGCTCGACCTCAAGGACACCCTCGCGGTGCTTGATTTGGTTATGCAGAAGGCCGCAGAGCACTTTGTCGACTCTGACACCCCTGAGCTCAGACAAAACGCTCTCGAGCTCCTCATTCAAGCTAGGGCTGAACCAGAGCCTGAAAAGAGAGAGCACTACCTAGATGCGCTTGAAGAGTTGCTTAGGGCTGGGGCCAATGAGAGCGATGCTCTTGAAAACCTTGCCAAGGCAGCAGAGAGGCTCGCTAGACGAAAAGAAAAAGCATGGGGCATCAAGCTCGATGCAGCAGTTGCCATGAATGCGCGCGACATGATCGCTGTGCTGGCAAGACTCACAGACTTCATTATGGAAGAGGCCCCGCGTGACGCAGCAGGAAGAATTATTAGACGGATTGACCAAGAGATCATGGGCGCAGGTAAGGCAGCGGTTGGACTCGATACTGGAGAACCAGGATGACGCGGGATACCCCCAGTTCGTCGACGATCCGGGTGGATTTGCTCGCGAAGTGCTGAACTTCGACCCTTGGTCGAAACAAGAGGCGATCGGAAAAGCTCTCGTAGAGAATCAGAGAGTCTCTGTGGTCTCATGCAACGGAGCTGGCAAGACAACATGGGCAGCGAGGATCCTCCTGTGGTTTATGAACACTCGCAAGGGCGCGATCGTCTTGACCACTGCTCCCACTTGGCATCAGGTTGGTCTTCTATGGCGAGAAGTCAGGGCCGCGTTTGCTGAGTCCAACATGAAGTTGCCCGGAGAGCTCATGCAGACTCGCCTTGATATCTCTCCCAATTGGTATGCGATGGGCCTGTCGACCGACAAGGAGGAGAGGTTTCAAGGATTCCACGCGAAGGGCTCGGAGCCTGGTGGAGAGGGAGGTCTTCTCGTCATCGTCGACGAGGCATCTGGTGTCGCAGACCACATCTTTGATGCTATGCGGGGCTACCTGACCTCGCCCAACTGCTATGTGCTCCTCATCGGCAACGGAAACAGGGCCGAAGGAAGCTTCTTCGACTCTCATCAGCGAGGCAACTGGGCTCGGTTCGAGATTGCAGCGCACGATGTGCCTGAATCAATCATCTCTCGCGACTGGATCGAGGAGCAGCGCATCCACTATGGAGAGGATTCGCCTCAATGGTATGTCCGCGTCCTTGGAAAGTTTCCGCCCACAGGGGGCGACTACCAACTGTGTCCCCTCTGGCTCCTCGAGCAGTCCTGTGACACTGTGCCAGACCAAGACCTAGGTAAGCATATGGGGGTCGATGTTGCTCGATCAGGAAGCGATCAGACCGTCTGCGTAGTCACTACCGATGGCATCGTTACTAGGACCGAAGCGTGGACCGGATCAGATCTCATGGAGACTACGCGCAGAGTTCTCGGACTTGCACAAGAAGAGGGCATCGAGGGGCAGAATGTTCATATCGACGCCTCCGGCCTCGGCGCCGGCGTAGTTGACCGCATGGCAGAAGCTGAGATGCCTGTCGACGCGGTCGACTTCGGAGCTGGGCCGCAAGGCGACTGGGGAGAACTCCTCGGGAGAGACTTCAAGGCAGCGAACAGAAAGGCCGAGCTCCACTGGGTCGGGCGCATGGCGCTCATCAACGGGATCGCCGCGGTCCCTGAACGCTTCAAGGACAACCTCTGGAGGCAGCTTCAGTGGACGAACTTTCAGTACAACGAGCGTGGATTCCTGCTCATGGAGCCCAAAGAGAAGCTCAGGCAGAGGTATGGCGCCTCGCCTGACTACGCAGATGCTTGGTTCCTCTCGCTCTCGCGGGTGTACAGTCAGCGGAGGGTGTTCTTCGTATGAAATGCCCTAGCTGCAACTCCTCAAAGACCTCGGTCAGGTCGACCCATTGGTCCGATGGTCTAGAAGCAGTGCGCCGGCGTCGACGGTGTGAGGAGTGTGGCTACCGCTGGGGAACCGTCGAAGTGGACGAAGACCAGTCTGGGATCATTCCCAAAAAACGACCCCCGCGCCAAAGTCGAAGCCCTCGTCGGGCCAATTAGCCTCGCCAGACATCCCGGCACCATCGTCGTAGGCGTCTCGGATAACCTCCAGAGCGCATCGCTTCCAGAGGAACTCTTGTCGAGCGACATAGATCGAGGAGCTCATCATCAACTCGCCTGTCCACAAGCGGTCGCATCTGACTACGCTGAAGAAGGCTGCGAGCTTTGCAGCGTCGAGGAGCTGAGTGTCTGGTCGACCGACCATGAGCTCCACTTGGCCTTGCTTAAATTGCACAATCAAATCCCCCCGAAAGTTCAGGAAGAGCTGCGGCAACATCATGCCGTCAAGACCAGGCAGCCTGGGCACTACCTGTTAGATCTCGAACCGCCGCTCTTCCAAGCGGATTTGACTTCCTCGAGCCCCTTGATGTGGCGCCTCAGGGAGTCGACACGCTTCTGAAGCTCGGGGACTTCAGAGTTGTCTTCCTCATGCGACTGGGCATCCTTGTTCAAGATCTCGATCTTCATTTCAAGTCCCAGCATCGCTGCCGTGCAGCGTTCAATGTCTCTCCTGATGCGGCGAACCTTGTTCGCTGGTGTGTTCCTCATTGAGGGCTTCTTTGTTTTTACCATGCATCGAACCTACGGTCGAAACGGTCGTATCTCAACTAAATGAAAGCGGGGCGTCCCCACCCTCTCACAGGTGGGAACGCCCCTTGTGGGGACTGTGGTCGACTCACAGACCCCGTCGACCGCTCTAAACCGCCCTCTCACAGGCGGGAGACAATACGAGCGGTCGAATTCTGGTCAGTTCACTATTCGTCCGGCTAATACTCGATGTGGGCGACTCTTTCGCCGCGTCCAGTTTCACGGGGCTCTCTCGACTTGAAGATCCTAACCTCGCTTGATCTCAGCTCTTCAAGGATCGCGTCCGCAGGGGCGATCGCCTTTCGGATCATGTGATACACGCGGACACCTCCGCGCTGGATGTGGACCTCGACGCCGGAGCCGGGGCAATCGACGGTCATCGACTTGTTGATGTGCGTCACAACGCGGGGCTTCAGGCCCTGCTTGATGAAGGCGACCTTGACGATCTCCAACGCTTGAGTGGTCTTCATATCTAGTTCTCCTGTGAGAGACTGTGAGAGTCGGAAGCCTCGCTGGCTTCCCCGGACTCCCCCTGTGGGGAGTTTCGCCCAGACGCCATCTGGGCTCATCAGCGGGGAGATAGAAGTCTACTTGACCTCAGGCGCGCCCTCGATCCATGAGGGGGTCTCGCCGTTGCGGATGATGCAGTTCGGCATCTCCTTCCTGATCCAATGCGCGGACTCAGGGGTGAACTTCACCTTCTTGCGCCCCTGCTTCGCGCCCATGAATGCCATCGGGTTCTTGTCATCTTGGTAGCACAGGTATCCCTTCTTGACCTCCTTCGCGATGCGGAACTCAGCGATCAGCACCTCGATCAGGGTGTCGGTGTGATCGTCACCCGCGGGAGTGAAGCCCCACTCCTTGAAGACCAGAGCCAAGGCAGGGTGAGCGTTCGCCCACTCCTTGAATGCCTTGAACTCTGAATAGGAGACCATGTCCGCTAAATTTTCTGTCCGACCGATGGGATCGACCATCATTTCACCTCCGCATCCTTCATCGAAGAATCTGGCGACCTTGCCCTTGGTCGGATGGTGGATCTCGCCGCGGCAACCCATGCCGTCCATGCCCTCCCACTCCTTGAACTTCTTGACGATGTAGGGAGGGGTCTGGGCCTGGTGGGAGGTGTGGTCTACGGACGGAATGGTTGAATTAGACATAGTTGGTTCTCCTGAACGGTTCT